GGGACAGACATAAAACTTATACGTTTCGGTCAACAAGGTGTTAGTGGCGATAAAAAAAAGACACCACGTTCAGACGCTTTTAAAGCACGACATGCAAAAAATATAGATAAAGGTAAGATGAGTGCCGCTTATTGGGCTAACAAGGTTAAATGGTAGGAGAATAACATGGCAAAAAAAGGTTTATATGCAAATATTCATGCAAAGCGCAAAAGAATAAAAGCAGGTTCTGGTGAAAGTATGCGTAAGCCCGGAAGTAAAGGCGCTCCAACTTCTGCTAATTTTAAGAGAAGCGCTAAAACTGCTAAGAAAAAGACATTAATATAATATGTTTAAAACAGACACCGATAGATTAGAAACCTATAAAAGAATGTTTGCAACCGATGATGGCAAACAAGTCTTAGAAGATTTAAAAGAACGGTTCCATATTGATACAATGACGTTTGTGGATAACAACCGGGAATTAACTTTTGTCCATGAGGGGCAAAGAAGTGTGGTCTTATATGTACTGCATTTATTAAAAGAAGAAAAACAAAACCAACAAACAATAGCGGAAGGATAATAACACATGGCGGAAGAACAGGTAGCGGATGCTCCAGTAGTTGAAACTGGGGAAGCACCGTCTGATTGGAAAGCAAGTCTCCCAGACGATATAAAAAATAACAGTTTAATACACAATATGGATGATGTGGAAACATTAGCTAAGACAGCAATCCATGCACAATCTATGGTTGGTGCCGAGAAAATAGCTATTCCTGGTAACTGGGCTAATGATGATGATTGGAATGGAGTGTATACTAAACTAGGCCGTCCAGAAGCAGCAGAAGGATATGAGTTAAAAAATCCTGAAGGTGCTGAAAGTGTAGATGGCGATATTAAAAGTTGGTACCAAGATTTAGCACATGATGCAGGATTAAATAACCGCCAAGCGCAAAAGATATATGAAGCGTATATAGCTAAAACAGGCGAAATGGCTCCTGTAAATGAAGAATTAACAGAACAAGATATAGAAATACAAAAAAGCGAAACCGAAGTTACCCTTAAAAAAGAATGGGGTAAGGCGTTTGATCAGAAATTAGACGAAGCAAAAGGCATATTAGAGCAATTTGCCCCGGAAGGTTTTGCAGAAATAATGACAAAAGATGGTGTTGCATTAGGTAATTCTCCAGAGTTTATAAAAACTATGGCCAACATAGGTAATTATATAAATTCTAAAGTAGGAGAAGATAAGATTATTGGCGCTAAACAAACGCCATCTCTTACACCACAAGATGCAGAAAAAGAAATAGCAATGTTGCGTGGCGATCCTAAAGATAAAGGCCCGTACTGGAACAATAAACATCCAGATCATGCAGCAGCTGTCGCAGAGGTTTCACGACTAATGGAATATTTACATCCAGAAGTCGAGGAGTAGGATAAGCGTAAGCCCCTACCGAGCCAACAGCGTTAAGTTGGAGGTAGCATACTTAATGTTAAAGTGTCTTGTAATACAGGGTAGCACTTGATTTTTTTTAACCTATAACACGGAGGCTTATATGTCTACACAAGTAAGTACAGCTTTCGTCCAGCAGTTTTCTTCGAATATTACTATGTTATCACAGCAAATGGGTTCCCTTTTGCGTGGTGGTGTAGATTCAGAGACTATTACTGGAGAGAAAGCATTTTTCGACCAAGTCGGAAAAGCAGCCGCTGTGGTGCGTACTACACGACATGGAGATACCCCATTAATGGAAACTCCACATACGCGTAGAATGGTATCACTTTCTGATTATGAATGGGCAGACCTTATAGATTCTGTTGATAAAGTCAGAATGCTTGCAGACCCTACTTCTACTTATGCAAGAGCAGCAGCAGCAGCGATGGGACGCTCAATGGATGATGTCCTAATCGCAGCAATGAACGGCAATGCACAAACAGGCAAAGCAGGCACAACAGCTACAGCTTTACCAGCAGGGCAAAAAGTTGCTCATGGTTCCGCAGGTTTGACTATTGCTAAATTAGTAAGCGCTAAGAAAATTCTTGACGCTAATTCAATCGATCCGTCTATTCCGAGATACATAGCGGTATCACCAGAACAAATTGAGGATCTGTTAAATAATACAACAGTAACCAATGCAGACTTTAATACTGTTAAAGCTCTTGTTCAGGGTGATATAGACACTTTTGTTGGTTTTAAATTTATCGTTACTAATCGTCTAACTGACGATGGTACATCCAGATTATGCCCTGCTTGGGTTGAAGATGGCGTTAAATTAGGAATTGGCAAAGATGTCAACGCTCAAATTACGGAAAGAGCGGACAAAAGCTACAGCACACAAGTTTACTATTGCATGTCTATTGGGGCAACCCGCATGGAAGAAGAAAAAGTTGTGCAAATAGCTTGTAACGAGTAAGGGAGGATTATATAATGGGTACAGTTTATTCTGATCAAAAGACTAAATGGGATCAAAATAATCCGACTGAAGCAATTAAGCCTATTGAGATGGCTGGTCGTGTTCGTGTAGCATACGGTTCTTATACCGCATCTGCTGAACAATCAGACATTCATATGTTTAATTTACCAAACGGTGCAAGAATATTGTCTGGTGAATTAGTACATGTGGCTTTAGGTTCTTCTACAACAGCATCTGTAGGCCATGCAGCTTATACAAATGCAGCGGGAACTGCGGTAGCAGCTGACGTTGACGAGTATAAAGCAGCAGCCGCTTCTACATCAATTACTACAGTTGATATAGCAGCAACGGCAGCGCTTGGCAGAAATTCTGTTGTTGACGCAAACGGTGATGGGCTTCCTGTTACTGTAAGTGTTTCTGGTGCCAATGGTACTGGTTTAATAGAACTTAAAATGCTTTACGTTATTGATTAATACAAATTGGAGAGAGCAAGCGTTATGCTGCTCTCTCCCTTTTATTTAGGAAAAAATAATGGCTTCAGACGTTGATATAGCAAATAGTGCATTAAATAATTTAGGCGCATCTAACATTAATGCGTTAACAGAAGATAGTGTAGCAGCCCGTATCTGTAACCAACGCTACGAGTTTGTCCGTGATTCTGTATTTAGAGCGCATCCTTGGAATTGTTTAGTAAAAAGAGCATCATTAGCGCAAAACACTACAGCGCCTGATTGGGAATATACCTATGCTTTTAATTTACCAACAGATCCTTATTGTTTGCGTGTTTTACGAGTAGAAGATTTAGATACAGATTTTAAAGTAGAAGGAAGAACAATAGCTTCCAATAATGCTACTATGAAAATAAAATATATAGGACGAATAACAGATCCTAATGAATATGACATGTTATTAATTGAATGTTTGTCTGCACGATTAGCAGCTGATATAGCGTATGCAATTACAAACAATAATGCATTAACAGCGACTATGTGGGAAATGTATGGCCAAAAATTAAGCGAAGCACGCTTTGTAGACGCTACTGAAGGAATGCCTGGAACAGAAGGTGTCGATCATGGAGTAATACACTCTAATACCTTTATTAATTCGAGGTTCTAATGCGAGCTACTACTGCTTTTACAAATTTTACTTCTGGCGAAATAAGTGATTTATTAGATGGTCGTACGGATTTAACACGGTACACTAATGCCGCTAAAAGTTTAACAAATTTTATGGTGCATCCTGCAGGTGGTGCAGCAAGACGTCCGGGTACAAAGTTTATACATGAAGTAAAATCAAGTGCAGCAGCGGTGCGTTTAGTACCTTTTGAGTTTAATACAACTACAGCTAATACTTATATATTAGAATTTGGTAATTTATATTTTAGAGTATTTCGAGATGGTGGTATTGTAACAGAATCAAATGTTACTATATCAGGCATTACTAAAGCTAACCCAGCCGTTGTTACAGCAAACGGTCATGGTTATTCTAATGATGACCACGTTATTATTAATAGCGTTGCAGGAATGACAGAAGTCAATGGCAAAACTTTTGTTGTAAAAAGCAAAACAACAAATACTTTTGAAATACAAAATGTTGATGGAACAAATATTAATTCATCAGCATTTACTACTTATACATCTGGCGGTACATCGGCAAGAATATTTGAAGTAACAACACCGTACACAACAGCGCAAGTAGCAGATTTAAAATTTACACAATCAGCAGATGTTATGTATTTAACACACGTTGACCATGATCCAAGAAAATTAACACGAACAGCACATACAACATGGACATTAAGCACACCAAGTTTTGTTAATGGCCCGTATTTAGATGAAAACAGTACAACAACTACATTAACAGCTAATGCACGAACTGGTAGCAGTTGCACAATTACAGCATCGGCTGATTTATTTGTAAGTACAGATGTTGGTCGTACTATTAAAATATACGAAGGTTATGCTAAAATAACAGCCCGTACTAATGCAACAGTTGTTGTATGTACTGTGCAAACAGACGAAATAGGCCAAGCCGAATTATTACCATCATACACAGCTAGTACTATAAGTTTAGTAGAAGGCGATCCAGACGGTACAGGTAAATCACACAATGACTTTATAAGAGACAGCACTAAGCAATTTATAGAACAAGGTTTTAAGGAAAACATGACTATAACAATGACAGGTGCTAGTAATAGTGGTAACAATAAAGACTATGAAATTGTTAAAGTAACAAGCGATGAAATAACACTTGTTCCAGTTGATGATGTTATAGCTGAATCAGCGAGTAATAGCATTACAATAGTTGGTAAATTACACGCTACTAAAGATTGGTCATTAGGAGCATTTAGTGAAACAACAGGCTATCCTAGAGCCTGCGCTTTTTATGAACAAAGATTAGTGTTTGCAGGAACAGCAACACAACCGCAATCGTTGTACTTTAGTGTAGCGGGTGATTTTGAGAATTTTACTGAAGGCGATACAGACGCTAGTGCATTAAATTACACTATTGGTTCTAACCAAGTTAATCGTATTGTGTATTTAGCTAGTGCCAGTTCTTTATTAGTAGGAACAACAGGCGGTGAGTTTGTGGTGCGAGCTTCTGGAACAGATGAACCGTTAAATCCAGAAAATGCACAAGTTAAAAAACAAGCCAGTTATGGTAGCGCTGATACACAGCCTGCTCAAATAGGCGGATATACATTATTTGTGCAAAGAGCAAAACGTAAGATAAGAGAACTGCATTATGTGTATGATACCGATAGTTACCAAGCAACAGACTTAACTATATTAGCTGACCACGTTACAGAGAATGGTATTATAGAGTTAGCGTACCAACAAGAGCCAGACAGCATAGTATGGGCTGTAACAGGCGATGGTAGGTTATTAGGGTTAACGTATCGTAGAGAAGAAAACGTAGTAGCGTGGCATCAACATAAATTAGGCGGTACTTGGGTAGATGGAAGCACTACTTACAATTATGGGTTTGTAGAAAACATTGCAACTATTCCTGGGGAACTTAACCAAGACAATTTATACATAGTTGTTAAACGTACTATTAATAGTGTAACCAGACGTTTTGTAGAATTTTTATCGTTATCAGATTTTGGTTCAGATGTTACCGATGCTTTTTTTGTCGATAGCGGATTAACCTATTCTGGTTCTAGTGCATCAACAATAAGTGGTTTAGATCATTTAATTGGTCAAACGGTTTCTGTTTTAGAAGAAGGATCAGCACATCCTACAAAAACTGTAGCATCAGGAGCTATAACATTAGACAGGGCTACTACTAAAGCGCATGTAGGGTTAGGTTATACGTCAACATTAGAAACGCCTCGTATGGAAGTACCAATGGCTACAGGCACTATACAAGGTAAGATTAAAAAGATTTACAATGTAACTGTTAGATTTTTTAGAACAGTTGGAGCCTCGGTTGGTACACGTTCTGATAATTTAGATGTAATACCATTTAGAGACAGTTCGGATGCAATGGACACAGCGGTACCATTATTTACAGGCGATAAAAATATTGAAGCGCAACCTAATTGGGACACAGAAGGCAGTATTATAGTTGAACAATCACAACCATTACCTATGACAATTGTAAGTATATACGCTTCTGTAGACATACAAAATAAATGAAAATTGTTCCGTTTATACCAGAACATGCTGCCGATATAATACATAACAAAAAGTTATCAATAGGCACATTATATCCAAAGCATGAATGGAAAGAGCATATACAAAAAGTTTCTCATTATGACGCATGGACAGGCTTAGACAATGGACACATTGTTGGTTGTGCCGGGATTATGCCTTTATGGGATGGTGTTGGTGAAACATGGTTTATTGGTGCAGATCGCATACAAAAACATACATTGAGCGCTGTACGATTTGTTAAAAAAATTTTTAAAGATAAACAAGATAATGGTGATTACACACGTTTACACGCTAATGTTCGTGCGGATTGGCCAGAAGCAATTAAGTTTGCCAAACTGGTAGGTTTTACAAAAGAAGGTTACATGAAAAAGTTTGGCCCAGACGGGCTAGATTATTTAGTAATGGGAAGGATTAAATAATGGAACCAGCAACAGGGCTAATGTTAGCAAGTGCAGGCCTATCCGCTTTTGGAACAATAAAAGGAGGAAAAGGCGCTAAAGCAGGAGCCGATTATAATGCTAGTATTATAGAGCGCAACGCTAAAGTTGCAGAAATAGAAGCAGAACAAATAGGCCGTGTAGCAGGATGGGATATTCAAGATAATGAAAAAGAATTTCAAATATTAAATGACCGATCTGTTATGGCTTTTGGTAAAAATGGTTGGATGACAGGAACAGGCACACCATTAAAAAAAGCTATGGCTAATGTAGTAGAGTTTCAAAAAGACATGGAAGTGGCACGCTACAATACAAAAGTAAAACAAAACGAAAAAATAGAGTCTGCTACTAACATGCGTTTACAAGCAGAATTGAAACGCTACGAAGGCAGAGCGCAATTAAAAGCTGCAAGAACTAAAGCATTTGGCACATTATTAAGTGCAGGTTCTAAAGCATATTTAATGTCATAAAGGGTACACATGAAAGTTCCAACATATAAAAGACAATTACAGCGTACAGATCGTACTGGTGCAGGCATGTTAACAGCGCAAGTAAACCCTAATGTTATGGCTTTAGCTGGACAAGGATTAGCAAATGCTGGACAACAACTGTTTAGTTTTGGCGCTGATATGTTGGAAGTAGAAACTAAAAAGCAACAACTAGCTATTAAAAATGAATCAAGCCAAGCTGTTCAAAATCTAAATACAGAATTAAAAGGTTTGCGATTAGAAACAAACAAAATATTAAATCCGCATGAAGCTGAAACGTATTGGGCAGAAAACTCACAAAAAGTTTATACTAATGTATTTAATTCATTAAGCAAAAACGCTAGAACTTTATTTACTATTGATGGTCAAAAAATATTTACAGATATGAACTATAATTTTAGACTTGATAATGACCCTAAAATACCAGAGCATACTAAAAAACTTGCGGCAGGCGAAACAGCTATAATAGCAGAAAATGTAAGTAATCCAAATAATAGTTTAGCAGTTAGAACTAATGCGTTAATTTCACTTATTGGAGGCAACCGAAAAAACACAGATAATTTTGCATTTGCACAAGCTCCTAAAAGCAATGTTGGTTATTCTAGAGATGGTGGTTTTACAGAAAAAGAAAACAATTTATTAAATACCCATAGATTAAATATTTCTAATAACACTTATTTAGAAAATGCAGATAAATCTATAACTACAATTTATATAACTGGAATTAGAAATCCAGCAGAGGGAAAAAATAGCCCTATATACGCTGTGCCAGGATATTATAATGGAAAAAAATATTCTAAAGAAGAAGAACAAGAATTACAAAAAATAGCTACAGAAGAAGGATGGTTTAACGTATACCCTTTTGACCCAGATGCAAAATCACATAAAAAACGTGTAAACAAACTACACAAATTAATTGATAAAGACGGAAAAGCATTAAGCAAGATAGAAAAAACTTTTTCAAAAGGTTTAAACTTTTCTTTATATGAAAACGATATTGTTGATTTTAATGAATTTACTGTTTTAAATAACGAAGTTTTATCTACAGTTACAACTGATATATTAAAAAATCTAATGCACGGAGCTGAAGATGCTGATGATGTTATAGAAAGCGTAATGGATAATAAAATTAATGATCCTATTTTTAATATGATTTGGCAAGATTTGCCAATAGAAGAAAAAGATAAAATACTAAGAACCTCTAAAGACATTGCTGAAGATATAGAAGGTTTTAAAAATAAACAAGAAAAAGAAAAAGACGAACAATATGATGAAGAATTAAAAACTGTCAAAAGAAAATTGTTTAATGAAACGGATCTTAATGAAGCAATAGAAACACATAAATTTATTTTAAGTATTGATGGGTATGATAATTTTGCACAAAAAGAATCAGCAGAAAAATTAATAGAAAAATTAAAAGGAACTGAAACTAGCGGTGTTACATTTAGAACGACAGCAGAAGGTAATGATGGCCAAACATATTTTGATTTAGCAGAAGATGATAAAAATAATGAATTAACTTATGAAAGTGTTATGGAAGCTGGTCGTAAAGGTTTGTTATTGGAAAATACTTGGTTAAGTTACATGGATAAAGTAGGCGCTGAAAGAAACGAAGGATTAAGTTTTGGTTTAGATCAATTTAAAAGAATTTATGGCTATACAGAAAATATGGATAAAGATGATAATTTAGGAAAAATAGTAGAAGCAGCTTTTAATAAATCTTCTGCTAATTTAAGTAAATGGGTACAAGAAAATAATGATGCAACCTATGATGAAATAGTAGAACAGCATGAAATTATTTTAGAAAAAAATAATAAAATATTTAAAGACACAATAAGATCGGCAAGAAATCAATCATTAGCTTTTTACAACAATGGTTATGTACCATTTGATATTTTAAATCTAACCAATCAAGAAATTATAGAAAAAGCAACTGCTGCGTTAGTAGCACCTAATGCAGATACAATAGCAATTAAACAAGTTATTAATAAATTTGGTTATTATCAATTACAAGAAGTAGATAAATAATGATATATAATATAGAAGAAGAGCTAGATAAATATGAATTTGCTAAAAATGATCTTAGTAAAGTGCCTGTTGATAAATGGGAACGTACTGAAGTTTTAACAGATCTTAATAACAAACCATATACAGTAGGCATAAAAAATGGTGTATCATGGAAATTAGAGCCTAACGAAGAAGAAAATCAAGTAGTTGCTAGTAATACGCCAAGCATTACAGACATAGAAAAAGAAAAACAAGTAGCTTTAAAAGCGGATTTAAACCTTGTAAAACCAGATCCTAATGCGCCACTTCCACGAATAATTGGAGATACAGTAAAAGCAACTACTAGAGCAGCCGCTACAGTAGGAGAAAACACAACAAGTTTAGTAGCTAATGTTTTAGGGGCGCCTGGAGATCTAGGTAATTATTTGGCAAGATTAGCAGGCAATGAAGATTACGAAGGTATAGTGCCTGGCTCAGAAGCTATTAACGATACATTTCAAAATGCTTTAGGTTGGATTGACACTAATTTAATGGGTAACAATCCTATAGATACTTGGGCGGCAGAACCATATAATAATGAAACATTTGGAAATTTAACAGAAGGATTAGCGCAATTTATAATTCCTGCTGTGCCTGCTGCAAAATTAGTAAAAGCTGGTGATATGATTGTAAACGGAATGGTAAGTTTAAGCCCTATGGTGCGTGGTTATATGTGGGGTGCTATAGCAGATACTTTAGCTTTTCCAGCAAATGAAGAGTTAATAACAAAAAATTTAGCAGAATATTTTGTAGGAAAAACACCAGAAGAACGCACAGAATTTGCTAATCAAGTAATGGGTATATTTGAAAAAAATCCAGAAAACGCAGAAATATTTAATACATTAAAAACTACTTCAGAAGGTTTAATAATTGGTGGTATTGTAGATGGAACTTTACGATCTATTCCATTTTTAAGAACAGCTATAAGAGCTGCTAAAGGAATAAACTGGAAAGAACTTTATGACCGAGTAGAAATTGACCCTAACACTTTAAGTTCTGGTGGTTTTGGTGGCATATCATTAAAAAATAAACCACAAGAAATAAATAGTATTGACATAATGAATGCAAACGAAAGTCCAGTAGTAGGATCAGGAAAAAATAATAAAGTTACTATAAAAGATATTACAGAATATTTAAATCAAGAACCTAAATTAGATATTACTAAACCAGAAAATGTAAATAAAATAGTTATTAAAAGTGTTGATGAAATTAATTATCAATTAAATCAAGAAAAAACAGGTTTAGGTTGGTACGATAAAGATGTTAAAGAAGCAATGGATTTATTAGATGAAATTAATCCTAAATTTAAAGGTAATGGTGACGCTAAAGGATTAATGCCGTTTTTGACAGCAATAGCTTCAGCAGGAACACCAGTAGGTCAAGATTTTAAAGTAGCTACACAAATAGCAGATATATTTTTAGACACAGGTAAACTACCTTTAATAAATCCTAAAACTGGAAAAGGTTGGACTAGAAGATCTCACATTCCAGGTCAATTAGAATTTGTTCAAAATTATATAGATAACAATGGTCTTTCGTTATTTTTAGAATTTTTACACGCTCCAACTACTAGAAAAGAAGTTAATGCACTAAGAAAGCAATATAATATGAAACCAGTTGCTGGAGCATTATATAGCGACATAGTAGGAGCTGATATATTTGGCCCAAAAGTTAGTAAATTTATGGCTAATTTAATGGGTGTTGCTGATGAAAATGTACCTGATATATGGTTTACAAGAGGTTTTAATCGTAAAGCTGGTGATATGTATGTTACAACTAAAGAAGGTGTACAATCTAATGCAGAACAACCCAGAAATTTAACAGAACGTCAAATTATGGATGATGTAATTTCTAAAATATCTCAAGAAATAAAATTAAATAATCGTGACACGCAAGCTGTTTTATGGTATTTTGAACAAGGTTTATATACAAAACTAGGAGTTAAAAGTGAACCAAAAAGTTACGCAGACGTTACAAGACAAATCCTCGAAGGAAAAACCAATGTCACAGATGGAAGCGTTCCATAGGGCAAGGTTAGTTTTTTGGAAAATGCAACACAATAAAAAACCAGAAGTACAAAAACAAAAAACATAATTTTTATTTAATATATTTAATCAACAAGGCGGTTTTTACCGTCTTTTTTTATGGAATTTGCTATGGCTATAAAAGAACAAGCAAATAACGCTATTCCTACAGGTGGTGTTACAGAATTTGCAGAAAACCCAAATGAACCGCAAGTTGCTGGTGGTGGTTTAAAAACACTTTTAGATATATTTGAGGCAGCAACAAAACCAAAACCAAAACCAAAACCTTTACCTAAAAATGTAGCAGAAAAAACACCAACAGGTATTGCTGAAAGTGCTATTTTAGAAAAAGATAATTTATCTTACGGCAGAACTGCGGATTATTGGGCAAAAAAAGAATTAAGCCCTGCGGGATATAAGCGTTGGAAAGCACAAAATAAACAAGCAAGAGTGATAAAACCTGCTGATGATATTGTTATGGACAACGCTAATAAAGCTATAAGTGAATTAACAGCGGATGCTCCTATAGATAAAACTAAAGTATTAATAGACGAGGATGCAACACAATCTTTATTTAATATTGATAAAATACTTAAAAAAGATAACAAAGGTGGTTTAGATTTTAATTTTGAAAATTTAAAAACTGGCGATGATGTTTTAAATTTAATTGATGGTGTGTCTGATATTTATAAAAACGCTACTAAAGCAGCCAAACGAGGCGTTGTAACAAACACAGAAACACTTGCTAATGCGTCTGATTTATTAGCAGACGAACTTGGAATAACAAAAAAATTATTTAAGCAAGGCCGTGGCGCAACAATGAACGCTGAAGAAATGACAGCGGTTAGAGGTTTAATTGTAAAAAGTGCAGAACGTCTACATGTGTTAGCAACAAAAGTAGCAAACGGTGATGCTAAAGATGCTTTAGAATTTCGTAGACATTTAGCAATTCATGCTGCACTTCAAATGAAAGGTAAAGCTGCTCAAACAGAAATAGCAAGAGCTATGCAAGCATTTAACATTCCTGTAGGTAGTAGAACAGAAATTTTACAAACTGATGCTGTTAATTCTGTATTAAAAGAAAGTGGTGGCCATGAATTAGCTATAAAAATGGCAAAAGGATTAGTAGAAAACGCTAAAGAAGGTGGCAGAAAATCAATAAATAAATATGCTAGAGATGGATGGGGTTCTAAAACACTTAAAGCATGGCAAGAAGTGTATATAAATGGGCTGTTAAGTTACTCTTCAACGGCTATTAAAAACTTTTTTGCAACACCAGTATTTCAAACATACCAATTAACAGAAGAAATATTAGCAGGAACTTTTGGTTTAGTTGAAAGAAATGTAAGAAAATACACTCCTGGTTTAGCAAGAAGTTCTGTAGATGATGGCGTGTATTTAGGAAATGCTTTTTCAAGAATGTATGGGTGGAGCAAGTCATTTAAAGAAGCGTGGCTTGTTGCAGGAAAAACATGGCGTACAGAATCAGCTGCATCTTTTGGTCAACATATAGACAATGGTGAATTTAAAGCTATAAGTGCTGCTCAGTTTGGCTCAAACAATTTTTGGTCTACTCCTATAGATTATTTAGGAAAAATTATTCGCATACCAGGTCGGGGTTTGCAATCTGTTGATGATTTTTGGAAAACAATAGCACAACGTGGTGAGTTACATACACAAGCGTATATGGCTAAAAGAATGTCTTTAGCTAATGGCGATGACATAGTAACAGCTAATGATAACGCTCGTATGATTATAATTGATCCTCGTTCTGTAAATCCACAATTAGATGAAATTGCAAATTACGCTACATTAACATCAGATATTGGAAAATTAGGTAAACTTACAACAGCAATACAAAATAATTTTTTTGGTCGCATGTTGTTGCCGTTTGCGAGAGTGCCAACAAATGCTGTTTTGCGTACATTAGAACGATCTCCTGCTGGTTTACTTAGCCCTAAATTTTGGAAATCTATGAAAGAAGGGCCAGCTGCTAGACAAAAAGCAATGTCAAGACTTACTCTTGGTTCAGCAACAATGTATATGTTTCATGAGTATGCAACTTCAGGAAGAGTAACAGGCGCTTATCCTAGAGAACCAGAACAACAAAGAATGTTACCTCCGGGTTGGCAACCTTATAGTTTAGTTTTTAGAGATAAATCTAAAACAGATGCAAATGGAAAACCAGTTGTTGACGATGTTTGGAAAGATGCAGATGGAGAATTGCTGCCTTTATTTGATCAATATGGTTTACCTAATGGCCCATTAAAATATGTAACATACGCTGGTTTAGAACCTATTGGTGCTGTATTAGGTATATCTGCGGATGTAGCAGAAAGAATGCGTAGAACAAATGATCCTAAAAAATCACAACATATGGCAGGTGTTGCTGTTTTTTCTACATTAGATTATTTTCAAGAGTTACCTTTTTTACAAGGTATAGGAGATATAACATCCGCTTTAGAGCATGATGATCTGTCGTATTTAACAGAGGGTGTTTTTAGAAACACTTTAGGGCCGTTACCAAAACCTTTTGGTAATTTAACATCTACTTTAGCAAGAAGTTATGGAGACAATGTTGCAACTAAAGTTAATGAAGTTACAGAATATTATACTTTAGATGATGTTAAAAAATTTAAAAAAATAACATTACCAAGCGGTGAAATGGTTTATGAAAAAACAGGCACAAAATATCCACCTTATGAAGATGTAGGAAAACCTAAATACGGAAATGTAATTAATAATACTTTAGATGGTATTTGGGCCAAACAAACTAAAGACACATTCTTTTTTGGAGATCCAGATAATTTAGCTGTTCAATACGATGTTTTAGGCCGCCCAAAAATAACTAATACTGCTCGTTTTGATATAAGACCAGGAGAAGCATTGTGGAATTTAATAACGCCTTTTGATGTAAAACGAGGTGAAGCTATAGAGCCATGGATGAAAAAAGTTTATCAAGTTGGTATGCCTTTATCATTTAGTCGAGAAAAACTTTTAGGTAAAATTCAATTAAACGAAAAACAAATAAGCCAATGGACATATTTAGCTAAAAATGTAGTAGGCGTAAAAGAAAAAAAATTTAGAGATGCTTTAAAAAATTTAGTTATAACAGAAAGATTTGCAAATTATTCTTTAGAAGAAAGAAAAAATAAAATTAAAAACCTAGAAAATAAATTTTATAAAACTGCTATTGAACAATTAATTCGCATAGAAGGTAATGAAGATTTATATGAAATTTACCGTAATGTAACCCGTGTTCGTGATGAATATCAACCAAATATAAAATAAGGAAAGACAATGACTGTATCATCGTTAACCACCAAAAATAGTTATTCAGGAGACGCAAGTACTACAACTTTCGCCTATGGATTTAAGATTTTTGCGAGTTCTGAAATTAAAGTATTTATACGTAGTGCTGCAGGCACAGAGACATTAAAGACACTTACAACCCACTACACTCTTACAAACATAGGTAACGCATCAGGCGGTAATGTTGTGTTTGAATCAGGAAGTGTACCAGCTGCTACAGAGACTGTCGTGTTAATAAGAGATACAGCATTAACACAAAGTCTTGATTTAGTGGAAAATGATCCTTTCTTGTCTGGTAGTTTTGAGGATAGCTTAGATAAAGTAACGCATCAAATGATTGAGATACAAGAAGAAGTAGACCGTTCATTTAAAGTATCACAAACAAATACTATCACTTCTGCTGAATTTACCGATAGTGCTGCAACAAGAGCTAGTAAAACACTTGGTTTTGACAGCGATGGTAATTTAACAACAGTTGCAGATTTTTTACCTAAAGGTGGCGATAGCGCACAGTTT